ATCTTTTCTGTTGGCCGTATTTAGGTTTTATTGAGGGAAACGTAGCCATTATGCAAGTAATCCTCCTGGTCTTTTCTGTTGTAATATTTCAGATTGTACTGCAACTGAGATAAGACGACCAAGTTCTCTACCCTGATCTTCGTCACCTTCTACATTTGTTCCAGAGGCATCTACATTTACCACAATATTTGTAGCACCTCCACCAATACCAGCTAGATCATGGTTAGGAATTATGTTTCCTGATTGATTTGGAACGAATAATTCTGGACCACGTTCTCCAACAATGTAGGGATTTCTCATTCCTACAGGGCCACCATTTGCGGCAAGCATAGGAGCACTTTGAATATCGTTAAGTGGAGTGGTGCTGAAATTAAACATATTTCCGAACATACCCAAAATACTTCTCTGGAGTTGGTTAGCTGCCAGTTGTGCAGCAGTATCTATAAAGAAGTCAGCTATTCTGTTCAGCATATTTCTGAACGCATCTTGAACAGTCATTGTTCCGTCAACAATTCCTTTAAATGAATCACTGAAGGATTCTCCCATTGCTTTCGACAATTTAACGGCCTGTTTCGACATATCATTAAGATCTCTCAGTTCTCTATTAAGTTCGTCCATACGGCTAATAGCTGCGTCAGCTGCATTTATCCTTTCGTTGCCTATTATCTGTACCAACTCAAATTCTCTTTCAAGATTTTTAATTTTTTCTAGTTGTGCCTCTAATTCTGCTTTAGTAGTTTTTTCGTTATTCTCTAAAGATTTTAAATTGGCTCTAGCTATGATTAGCTTATTTTCTACTTTTTGCATATCTATTTGTTTTTGCTTCAGTGCCACTGTTTTTTCATCTTCGGTTCCTCTAGTAACACTTGCTCTTAGTCTTTCTAATTCTATCTGACCTTCTAGTAGTCTACCCTCAGATAGCAGTACCTCTCTTTGTAGTTTCCTTATATCTAGGATTCTTTGGTTCTCTTTTATGCTTTCTCTGGTAAGTTCTAGGGCTCTTTCTATGTTAGCTATATCGTATCTAGCCTCCATTTCCTGGCCTATACTGAATTGTGGTACTTCTGCTAACCTTTTCTCTGCCTCTGCAAGTTTTTTAATTAGAGTCTCTTGTTTTTCTAAATCTGCATTTAAAGTGTTTTCCTGATTTTGTATTTCTTCTGATGTTGTAAGATTATTTGAAAGTTTATCAGCATTACCACCTACAAGGTTTAGTAATTTAAAGAATAAAGTAAGCGGTCCTGCTACTAAAATACTTAGTCGTGTTCCTAAGTCTGCTGCTCCCTGTTGGAACTTAGACATCTCTTTATTAAGATTCTTTATAGCCTTTATTCCTTTAAACTGCTGTTGCATAGTAAGGCTGGCAAGTTCTCCTGCTACTTCAGTTAGTCCAGCACTTTTAAGTTGAGATATGCTTTCAACTACTTCCCTATCAAATTTACCTATTCTTTCAACTAATTTATCTAAATTTTCTGCTGGATCGTTTAAGGCAGCACCGAACTCGTTCATGCTGTTGGTCATATTAGCAAGACTCTGAACGGCTGCGGTTGCAATGATACCTCCTGCAAATCCACCCATTTGTCCGAACATTCCACCGATACCACCACCAATACCACCAGCAGCAGCACCGATAGGACCTTGACCGAATAGTAAGGGAAAGCCACCACTTATCATTGCACTCTGCATATCAAATCCTCTGGTCGTGCCGAATCTTCTCCCCATGAATCCAGCAAAGGGGTTATTCATAAATGTTCTGTTACCTTCTGCATCTCTTGATTGCCTGTCGGATAATCGGCTAAATGATCCTTGAGCAACAGACTCACTTGCCAATAGTTTGTTTGCCTCTAATCTTGCTTTGTTTTGCTTCCTTAAAATATTTAATTTACTTACTTCTTTAGTTATGCCTTTTCCAATCTGTGCGTTTAATAATTTTATTGAGCCTAGTTCTGCTTTATTTTGGGCATCTACCAGTTGCCCCATTTTTACTCTTAATTTTTTGGTATTTACACCTTGAGCTTCTAAATCTCTTAGCTTGACTTCAAAACCTAGTCTCTTCTGTTGTTGTTTTGTTAAAAAGTCAATGTCCTGTGCAGCTTGACCAGCACCTTTAGTTGGTAGCATTTGAGGACCATATTCTCCTCGAACCATAGAACCAGAAGCAGCCTTAAATCCTGTGCTCCTACCCTTCAATAAAGCTTTACTGGACTTCTCTACTACCGCTAACTTCTTTTGTTCTAACTCTAATTCTTTAGCGACAGTTTTATTTATACTTTCTGCTGCTACAAATCTCTGCTGTTGGTTTAGAAACGCACCCTGTCTTAAGTCTTTCCTTACTCTGTCTAACTTTAATCCTTTAGCTTCTAGGTCGTTTAACTGAGTTTTTAGTCTTTTAGTTATAAAAGCATTTCTAATTCTTCTATCTTCAGCTTGTAATCTTTGTTTCTCTATTATCTGTGCTTTACTTTCTATTCTTAATGGAGTGTTTAAACTTCTTCTAAGTCTGTTTACACGTTTCTCCAGCTTTTGAAGATCATCTATCGCTGGCTTCGTATTTAGTTTTATATTTACACTGTAATTCGAGGCAGCCACTTACTAAAAATTACTAGATAACACAAGTTTAGCGTACTTTGCGTGTCTGGGCTTGTCTCTTTGCTTTTTCGTATGCCTTCTCTTCTCTTTCTGCCTGTATTGTAAAGTATGCGTTCCAAGCAAACAGTTCTTCAACTGATATTTGATTACGAAGCTCTTTATGGGTATATCCTAGTTTCTCAGCGATAAAAAACTGAAGAAACATAAAATTATCTTTTTCTAATTTAGCTTTTTACGGCATCGGGGCTGCCCTCCTCGCCCATGCTTTGCATCTTAGTCATAAGATCCAGTAAAACAGAAAGAGGTATTTCTCTTCTTAAAACTGGTATGTCTCCTGCTGTAAAGAGTTTTGTGCCTGTTTCATCTTCTGCTTTTGTAACAATAACCTGTAGAGCAAAATCAAGATTACCTTCTTCTTGACCTTTGTTCATAGCTGATAGTGTATTGTTTATTGTGTCTCTGTCAGCTATTGTAAGAGGCGACCAGAATACTTTTAAGATTAGCTCTTTTCCTTTAAAAATAGAGTAGCTACTACGTTCTTCGATACTAAAGGCTTGCTTTAGTTTGTCGATTGCTCTTGCTGTTGGCATAAAAATTTGTATTTATTCCTGTAGTATAGCTTATTGCTATTAATCAGCACTAAAACTTATATTTTTAGGTTTAAATGTTTCAGACAGTGCTAATGCGATAGCATCGTTGTAATGTTGGTTTCCCATGTAAATTTTATACCAATCAGGATTTTGACTAGGGGGTGTTATTTCACCGCCAGCAGATCTTACTAATTCTGCGTGTTCGGAATATGTTACTCCTGGTTCTCCCACAGGTGCAGTAGCCCCTGGATTGTTTACAGCAAAACCAGCATATTCAGCTTCGTTGCCAATATACAGATCTTTTTCTAGAGTTACGTCTTTGGGTCTTTTTCTTTTCGGAAGATCTCTATTAGTTCTTATCTGGTCATAAACTGATCCTGACATACCAGCTTCTCCCTCATCTTGCCAATGTAGTGGAGCATCGTAGCCTTCAATATCCCCTTCACCTATCTTTGCTCTTGCTCTTGATTTTGTAATGGGTTGCACTGGAGTGTCACTTATCTTCCAACTTGTAGCGAAATGGCCTGTCCACCAAGGACCAGCAGCTTGTAGATCCTGAACCATTGCAGAAGCTATCTTTCCTTTAAGTCTTACTGCGTCTTTTCTTAAATCAGCAGTAAGTTGTGAAATGTCTTTATTAGGCATTGGCGGTAAAACTGCAACTGACTACAGACATGAAATGACTTTCCCTTTCCGTGCTAACAGATGTAGGACCAGCTATCTGTGAAACACGGGGAGCTACCGAAAAAGTATCGGTATATGCTGAAGAATTTACTGAGGTCAATCCATCAATTATTGATTCTGCTATTTTAGCTGCTGCTCCTGTTCCTTTATTCTTTGGTGTCATAACACCGCAAGTAATTGTTCCTGCATAATAATCTTGGGCTGCTCCCTGAGTCTGGTTAGTTGATTGCGTAAAATCCAGACTAACCATTACATATTTCTTTCGTACTCCTGGCTGGTTAAAAGGAGTATTATCAAACACTACAATAACTGTAGGATCAACTTCATTAACTTTGTCCTGTATTGCAGTTTCAAAAGCTGCTCGTGTGTTTACTAAGCTCATTAGAAAATTACATCAATACGGAACAGGTATTCCTGTCCACCTTTTAATGTGCGTATATCTGTTATCTTAGCTCCTCTTGTTGATCCAGAAAATGTAAGAGTTATCTCATCTTGAAGTAGAGGTTGATTGTCACCTATCAAGTCTGGAGTTATGTAGAGTCTCGCAACATTCTCCTGAAACCCAGATTCTTCAGTAGATTGTACAAACTCGATAGGTACTTTAATTGTATAGTTTGTGTCTACTGTTATATACTCTCCTTTTTTAGCGTTATAGCTGGATACACCTTTGCGTGTGTAAACAATGGAGGTGTCTAATGAGATTCCAAGTTGAGACACTACCTGTTTTGCGATCTTTTTAAATGCTGTATCTAGTTGTCCTGCCATCAGCCTCTAACTACCCTCATCTGGAAAGATCCTGCTCCACCAAGTATATATGCACCTAGATAACTTTGTAACCAAGGGTAAACATCTAAAATATTATTTATTGATCCTGTTCCCTGACTTGCGGTATTGTATTTGACTTCTATATCTCCTAGTTTTACTTCAGAAAAATTACCGTCTGTTCCTGTAGTACCTGTGATAGCACCAGTATCATTTGCCAAAGCTCTGGCTAATTCATACTGTGCATATTTAATATTTAACGGAATTGTAGAGCAAGACAACTCAACACCGTCTACCTGATAATTATTTCTAGGAAACTTTAGTGCTTGGCCGTCATCGCATCTGTCTCCGTAGAATACGAAGCTGTCAATCCATCTGGTAGCAGATATTAATGCTCTGTTCTTTTGATCGTCTGTTTTATTTGTCCAGGTTGAAGAGTCTGGAACTGTCTCAAAGTAAGTGTTGGCTTCTGTAAGCGTGACATAGCTGTTAGCGTTAGCGTCTTTTACAGTTGCATTTATGGTGGCTGCCACGGCTATAAAG